CATATAGCGATCCGCTATATCACAGCATTTATATATAAATTTGTCAATCATTATTGTGGCCCGCCAAATAAGGCTAAAGTCACCATAAGAACTATTAATAGTGCTGTAAATCTATAATCCATCCTGAGACTTTCCATATTATTTATCTCCCGTTAATGTACTACGCATAATTAAAAAACTTTTAAAATCGTTTTCCATTTGTTTTATTTTTTCTTCCATTGTTTTAAGTTTATCATTTGTAACAATTGTATTACCTTTATTGGTTTCTATATTTAATAATAAATGGCTTTGATTTTCTTGTATTCTAGCTATGTATCCAATTTGATTTTTTAAATGAGTATCGTTTATGATAGCTATTTGATCTTTGTTTTTATTAATAGTCTCTGTAAGACTAACGATATATTTAACGCCCGTAAACGTTCCAACTAAAATTGACGCTATTACTGGAACCAATACAAAGTTCTTTTTTAAGAGTTCCGCTATTGACATGACAAACACTCTTCCCCTTGATTTTTAGGATCACTACACTCACAAGGATCACAAGAACAAAGACCGTACACATCCGAGTGGAAGTCATCCAGACAATGACATTCATGACCGCATTTTTTACATTCATTTTTATTTTTTTTGTTTTCCATTTGTTTTTTCTTCTATCTCATAAAAAAAGTTATCAGTATCTTCGGTTCTCCATTGTCCAGAGTCTTCAACATTCCATGTCGAAGTCTGCACCTTCCAGTCAGGAGTAGTGTCCTTAACTGTAAAAGAAGGTAGATCCCAAATTACTCTATTGTTTGGCTGAGCCGCATAGTTACCATCATCTAAGGCAATTATGTGAGCGCACTTATGTTCGTGCGGAATTTCTGAATGATCAGAGTTTAATATATTAGCATCTGGATGTGCCCAGTCAACTGTAAATAAATATTTTCCGTGATGCCACTTTTTATCTTTACCAATGTATTTACCGGAAGATGCGCTTATGAGATCCCATACAGTAATAGCAGGATAATAACTAAAAGAATTCCAAAGCTCAAGTTCATCAAGTCGTCTATATGGAACAGTTTCCGGTTGAAAACCACGTTGAATAAAAGCCGCAATTGGTAAGCGATAAAATATTGCACCGTTCTCCATAATAGCATGAAATAATATTGCACGCCCAGACATGCTGGTAATACCAAAGATGATACAGTCTTCCACTTCGCCTTTATGTTTTTTAAGATCATATAAATACTCCCTTTTTATTTGTGAGTATTGTATAGGTATATTTGCATTTAAGTAAGCCATAATTTATCATTTTATATTACCCCAATTGTCTCCAGATTCATAATCAACTTTGTTGGGAACTTCTAATTTAACAGCATTTTCCATTATCTCAATAATTTTCTTAGCTTTTTCAGGACTTTCTACTGAAATATCTAACTCATCATGCACTTGAATGTGTGGTATAATGCCTTCATTATACAAATCAATCATAGCTTTTTTAGTCATATCGGCTGCACTACCTTGAATTAATTTGTTTAAAGCTTTGTAAGTGAACGCACGCTTGATCCCTGGTCCGTGTTCCAGGAGCGCTGCATCATGAGGCAAGGATTTATGTATCCCGAACTGATTGGGTTCCCACAAATGGAACCTACATAGCCGTCCAAGTAAAGTTCTAACCCTACCCGCACTTTGTGCTCGTTGACTAACATTATCCATCATCTGTTTTACAAATGGAACTTTAGCATGGTATTGTTTAAATAAATCATTAGCTTTATCCTTAGATATACCAAGTTCTGCTTGTAATTTATTTTTACCCATACCATAAAATAGTCCTAAGTTAATTGTCTTAGCTTGTGATCTAGGTATTTGAGCCATGTCAGCTACAATCGTGTGAAAGTCTGTGTCCGGATCATTATTATAAGAATCTAATACATCACCAACACCATACAAATTCTGTAAAGCTGAATAATGTACCACCAGTCTAGGCTCTTGTTGAGAATAGTCAAAACAACCCCATCTATGGCCTTCCTCAGGGATAAATAAGCCTCTGATCTTAGGTCCGAGGTCCTTGTTCCGTGCTGGAATTTGCTGTAAATTAGGGTTAGAATAACTGAACCTTCCTGTCACAGTTCCGCCATTATCTGATCTAAGTTGATTGATATCAGCATGAATTCTACCTTTATGAGAATGTTTTAATATGGTATCAATGAACGTAGTATGAGCTTTATTAATTTCACGAGCCTGAGCAATCTTATTCACCAATGGGTGAGGATGATTTTGCAAAAAGTTTTTAGTAAAAGAGGGTGCCTGTGATTTCTCGGTTCTGTCATAATCTAAATTTAGTTTGTCAAAAACTTGGGCAATCGATCGTGCTGCCCATATTTGAGTATCTATTCCTGTTTCCTTTTTTACTTGGAGTAATACTGCTTGTTCTTCTTCAACAAGTTGTTTCTTCAATTGGCTGGCTCCTTGGACGTCTACACGGACACCTAAGAATTTCATATCGACGAGGCAGGGAAAGAGTTGAGTCTCGAGATCGAAGATAGATTTTATATCTTGAATATCTATTTCTTGTTTAAGTTGTTTCCAAAGGTCTAGTGTAACAGACGCATCTTGTTCTGCATAAGCGCCAACATAAATGGCAGGTAGTTTATACATTTCTGCTTTAGCGTCAACCCCCCAATCTTTTGCTGCTGCATATAAATCACTTTCATTTTTACCTTTGCCAGTGTATCTTTTAGCACAGCTATTTAAGTCATAACGCATTTGATTTTCATCAACTAAAGCCGATGCAATCATTGTATCGATTACTCTTCCGTTAATACTTAAACCTAAAGCTCGAATCCAAGCAACGTCATACATGGCGTTGTGGAAGATTTTATCTGCAGGTAAATTTAAAACTTCTTGAAACCATTTCAAAACTTTCTTACGGTCCATGTTCCCACCACCTTCGTGTGCAATAGGATAGTAACCACGCCAACCTTCTACAGCTAGTGCAATTCCTACAACGTCGCCGTTGCCTACAACTGAGCCTGAGCCCATCTTCATTAAATCTGGATCTTTAGTTTCTAAGTCAATTGCAATCTCATCATACTTTGATAAGTCTGGAAAACTTTCCGGTGGTAACCATTCTGTCTGAGGTTTAAATAGTGGTATCTGCATAATCCCTTTCCTTTATCATTTCTAAGTAGTGTATTGCTTTCTCTATATCTTGTAACTTTCCTTTCGACTGATGTCTACAAATATATTTAATAGCATTACCTTCCGCGAATTGTAAATTGTTTTTGTTTATAAAGTCTGCTGGTTGGATGGCCATGTCTTTGTAATGAGAACCTCCCACTTGTTTGTCATAGGTGCTCATAAAAACCACCTTATTGTTAATACACATGTTATAAAAACAGCTACACTCATCTCAGCTGTCATTCTCATATTTATGCAGTAATTACATTCACACATTATAATATATATCCTTTTTCATATTTTTTGGGTTCTACAATATGTAAGTTTTCTTTTGTACGTGTTGCGCCTACATAAAATAGTCTGTTTTCATCATCTGGATTTCTTTCATAACCTTTCATAGTGTTTTGTGTAAGGTCAGTTAAAAGAACAACATTGGTAGCTTCACCACCTTTTGCTGCATGTATCGTAGATAATTCTATTCTAGGTTTCTCATTTAATTTTTCTCCGTTCCTTCTCATTTTACGTAAATATTCTATTTTAGTTTGACCCGCTTCATCAAACGCTTCGTACCAAACTGAGTTTACTTTTAAACCAAAATCTCTCTGTAGAGAATCCATGTCATGGAAAGCTCCTTTAGTCATACCTTTAATTTTATTCTTATCCCAGTTCTCACTACTCATTTGTTTTGATATTTTTTCTACTTGTTTAAAGGATAGTGGAGAACCTTTTCTTGCGTGTTCCCAATCAACAGCACATTCTTGTAAATCTTTTTCATTAGTTCTTTTATATCTATTATTATAATACAAACCCTGCCTGTACAAAGATTCCTCTATGTCATTTAACATGTGTCTAGTTCTACTTAACACCAACCAATCTCCTTTTGTCATGTCTATGCTATCAACATCAAAATGTCTCTGTAGTGTGCCTTCATTAATTTTTGGTTTCCATGTCTTATCAATTCTATTTTTAATTTTATTAATTATACCCATAGCTAAGTTGTGAACCTTAGCTGGTATTCTATAAGACTGTGTAAGTGGGTAATACTCACCTTTTAAAGTTATAAAAGAATCTACATCAGCACCGGCCCATCTAAAAATAGCTTGGTCATCATCACCAGCAATGAATGCGTCTTCCGTTTTATTCCAAATAGATCTAGCCATGTCCCATTGCATCAAAGATAAATCTTGAGCTTCATCAATAAACACTACATCAAACTTTGGTGACAAATCTGATTTTGTAAAATCTAAAATCATGTCATTAAAATCTATTAAGTTATATTCTTTTTTGTATCTTATTAATTCGTTAGCTATAATTCTAAGTTGATCTCTCTCTAGATCCTGAGTGTGCTCAGCTAAATCAAACTGCTGCTCTGCTGTAATATTTCTAAGTTGTGCCAGCTGTATAATTCTAAGGTACTCACTATCTGATGTAAAGATACCACCCTGGTCTTCCTGGTAGTCTGCGTAAGTTACTGGAAACCCTAGCTTGCTGCCAAGATCTTTGTAATGTCTTCCCTGCATAACTTGATCTTTTTTAAGTCCAAGTTTTCTAAATGCTAATGAGTGTAGGGTTCTAAAATATGGAAGGTCTTCTTCTGTTAAATTAAAATCTCTTATAGCTCTGTCTCGTGCTTCGTGAGCAGCTTTCTGTGTAAATGCAAAGTAACCAATCTTATCTGGATCCGTGTTTTTTAAATAAGAATTTACTTTGTTTAATAAAGTTGTAGTCTTACCGGTGCCTGGTGGTCCTAATACAATAGTTCTCATTTTTTTATTTTTTTTATAATATTGAAAATTAAATCTATGTTATTTTTTGATAAATATAAAACAGCTTTTATAACTCCTTCTAAATTATCACCTAACTTACCAATTCCTTGGTTACATGCATAACAAATCCATCCTCTAAATGTTTCTTTTTCATGCTCGTGATCTAATTGTAAAACACCACTATTACTATATTTTTTTTTATTTAAAATAGCTTTGACTTCTACCCCACAGCACTGACAATTTTTTGGTTTAGGTGGCGCTGTCATATATAATTTTTCAATTATTTTACCGTGTTTGGATTGACAGTCTCTACATGCAGATCTTCTCATCTCTCCTCCAAAAGCAGTTTTAGACCAAAGTGGAAATGCTTTTACAGGTAGTTCTTTTTTACAATGAGTACACACCTTTATTCCAAGTTCAAAATCTTGTTGAAAAACAATATCTTCTTCTTCATTAAACAAATCCATTTGAAAATTTTCCATCAAAATATATCCTTTGGTTTTAATTCTTTTTGATTGTACTCATCAGTTTTTTTATCAAACTGTTTTACTTGGAATACAGATATTCTTTCTTTACCTATACG